TGGTGATGATGGTGATGATGGTGATGATGGTACAGATGGAACAGATGGTTCTACTACAACAATAGATGATGGTGATGATGGTACAGATGGAACAGATAGTGGTGTTACTACTTCAACAGGAGTTACTTTAGTTAATACTGGCGGAACTACAACAACTAGCACTAATGGTTCAGGTACAAAAACTGGTGTTGATTTAATTACTAATGACGATACTGATGCAACAACTATTGATTCAAACGCAACTACTGGTGTTAATTTAATTAATACTGGTAATGATGATACTTCAACAACAAATGATGTTGGTGCAACTACTGGTGTCGATTTAATAGCAAGTGGTATTAATAATACTGGTACAACTGCTATTGATGGTGTTACCACTAAAACAGGTGTAACAGATACAGATTTAGATAGCTCAAAAGATGCCGCTATTGATACATTAATAACTGCTGCAGATAGTGGTATTAAGTCTGGAACATTATCAGATGCTGACATTGATTCTGCTGTAAATGATATAAATACAGCAACATCAATAGCAAATGTTTCATCAGCTTTATCTTCATCTTTAACAAATTTAGGTCTTAACAATATTTCAGTTGCAGACGCAGCCAAAGGTGGAACTAATTTATTAACTTCTTCAAGCACAAATATTCCTATTGATAAAATTGTTACTATTAATTCTGGCGTTGGTTTACCTAATTTTGATGTAGCTATTGCAGGTGATGTTGTTGACAATGCTGGTAACTTTATTACAGATTTTTTAGGCAACCCTATTAACGAAGGTTTAGGCACTGCTGGTTCAGCATTAAATGATGCAACGCAATTTACAGGTGGTGAATTATTATCTTTAGGTGGTGGTTTATTAAGTTTAAATGCTGCACTTGAAGAAGCAACACCAACAAATGTTTTTGGTACAGCAGTTGGTTTAGGAGGTTCAGGTATTTTAGGTGGCACTGTTCAAGGTCTTGCAACTAATCCATTAACAGCACCTATAGGTATGGCATTATTATTTGCAGAAGGTTTACAAGCTGACCCATCTAATAAAACAGGTTTTGGTGCTAATGATTTAGCAACTTCAACAAATACAGGTTTTGGTATGGAAGGTGATAAATTTAAACAAGGTAATGTTGATAAAGCATCAGCAATATCACAAGGCATGGGTACTGTTGCTAATACTATTGCAGATGGTTTTGGTTTAAATATAGAAGGTGACATTTTAGTACAAACAGGAAATCGTGACCCACTAAGTGTAACTTATGGCAATCAAGAAACAGAACAAACAGCAACTAATAGATTAAATTACAATCCTGAAACAGGAGATATTTTAAATTCAATAGATGGTGTTCAAAGATTTTATTATACAGGTCAAGATGGTTTTGATGCCAATATGCTTACAAATGACTTAGTAAAAGGCACAACTTTATTAGCTTTTAAAGCTGTTGCAAATGATGAAGATACAATAGATATTTCAAATCTTAGTAAGGTTGCACAATCCCCTGATACTTACAAAAATTCTTTATTGGCACAAGGATATACAGAGCAAGGTGCTGACACAATGTTAAATATCGCACAAGTTGGTGGAGTTGACACAATGGGTTTACTTGGAGATAGGGCTGTTGTTGCTACAAATGAAAATCAATATTTAACACAAGAAGAAATAGCATCATTACTTGAAAAAGGTTATACGGAAGAACAAATAGCACAATATACATAAAAGGAGAAAAAATGGAAAATGAAGGTAAATTAAGACAAGACATAGATAGAGGTGAAAAAGCACAAGCTCTATTACGAAACGAAATTCTTATCGAGACTTTTGATTTTCTTGAGAAACAGTACCATGAAGCATGGGCAAATTCTTCTGTAGATCAAAACGAAGCTCGTGAAAAAGTTTTTATGATGTTGCAAAACTTACAAACTGTTAAGCAACACATAGAAAGTGTGGTCATCACTGGCAAGTTTGCTAATGACCAATTAACTAAATAAGACCAAGCGTAAGCAGTCTAACAGGAGAAAAACATGACAGACGACAACCCAACTGGGAACGAACCTATCAACATGGCGGAAGCCGCAAGCCTACTTCTTAACAGGGTGGAATCAGAAGATAATCCAGAACCGAATCAAGAGGTAAATCAACCAGAAACAGAAACAGAAGAAGAAGTTGAAGTTTCTGCTACAGATACAGAAGAGCCAATAAGTCAAGAACCTGAAGAGGTAATCGAAGCTGTTGAGGAAGATGTATCGGAAGAATTAGATGAAGAAGTAGTATCTGAAGATGAAGCTGAGGAATACGAGGAACAAGAATACTTTACTGTTAAAATTAATGGTGAAGAACAAGATGTTACCCTTGATGAACTAGCTGCAGGATATTCAAGACAATCTGATTATACTAAAAAGACAACTGAGGTAGCTAGTCAAAGAAAAGAAGTTGAACAGTTACAAGCAGAACTTTTACAGGAGCGTCAAGCTCTGCAACAAGGTTTACAGCAGTTGAACCAACAGTTGACATCACAAACATCAAACGAGCCTACGAAAGAATATTGGGATCAGCTTTATCAAGATGACCCATTAGAATATGTAAAGCAACGTGATGATTGGCGTGATAAAAAAGAACAATTAGCACAAGTTAATGCTGCACAGCAGCAAATAGCACAGCAACAAGCTCAAGAACAACAAGTAGAGTTTCAAAAACACTTGGCTCAAGAGCAACAAAAGTTAGTAAAGGCAATTCCTGAATGGAAAGACCCTAAGAAAGCTGAAGCTGAAAAAGCTAATATGATAACATGGGCAAAGAGAGCAGGATTTACTGATCAAGAGTTAAGTCAAGCCTCAGACCATAGAGCTATTGTTACTATGCGTAAGGCGTACTTATTTGACCAACTTCAGAACGAGAAACCTCTTGTTAAGAAGAAAGTTAGAAAAGCACCAAAGATGACAAAGGGTGGTAAACCAACTACTGCAAATGACCTTAAAAAGCGAAAGGTTGACAAAGCCTTAAATAAACTTTCTACAGTTCAATCTATGGATTCGGCTGTGGATTATCTTTTAACAAAAAATAGCTAACTAAGGAGAATACCCCAATGGCAACTTACAAAACAGCAAATGCTATAGGTGAGAGAGAGGACTTATCAGACGTAATTACTCGTATCGACCCAGCAGAAACACCGATTTTTTCTAATGCGAAAAAAGAAGTAACAAGTGGAGTTTTCCACGAATGGCAAGTACAAGAACTAACAGCAGCATCAGATACTAACTATGTTGCAGAAGGTGCTGACTATTCGTATGTAAATCCTACTGTAACAACAAGACTTGGCAATTATCATCAAATCTCAGTACAAGCAGCATCAGTTTCTGGTACTTTAGATGCAGTTGATAAAGCAGGTAGAGATAAAGAAACAGCTTATGTGAAAGTTCTTAAAGGACTAGAGCAACGTAGAGATATTGAAAAAGCTCTCGTTAAAAATGAAGCTCGTTCTGCATCAGACCCAAGAAAAGCAGGTAAAATTAGTGCATACATGACTAACGTAAATCTTGTATCACCATCTACAACACCTACTGGTGATGGTTCTGACGTATCTGACAAAGCAGGTACTAATGCAGCTCTAACTCTTGCTAAAATTGATGATGCAATGAAACAAGCATACACAGATGGCGGACAACCAGATATTCTAGTTGTTTCACCAGCTAACAAAGTAGCTTTTTCTGACCTATCATCAGGTTCAGTTGCAACTAACCAACTAACAATGACAGCTCCAAAAGAAGCTGCAATTATTGGTAGTGTTAGTTTATATCTAACTGACTTTGGTCAATTATCTGTTACTATTGACAGACAAATGCCAAATGACACAGTATTCTTGATGGATTCTGACTATTATGCAGTCGGACATTTACCAAATAGAATGTTCTCAGTTTCAGATGTAGCACCTACAGGTGATGCAACTAAATTTAGCATTGTGTCCGAGTGGACTTACATTACTAAAGCACCTAAAGCTCACGCTATGGTTACAGACTTAAGCACATCTTAATAGTGTTTATGGGGAGTAGGGAAACCTACTCCCTTTTCTACAAGGAATAAAAATGGCAAAAAAGATTTTAAATTACGACCCAATACAGAAAAAGACTACTTATTTTCATGGTGGTAATGACGGACAACATCATGTTTCCGTTGAACAAAGCACAGACAATATTTTAAAGTTAGCAAAAGACAAAAGCATAGATTACAAACCCTATAGCTTAACTGGCAATACACAAAAACATCAACAACACGTTGCCGAGCTACCTGCTAACCTTTACTTTGATTTAGTTGAAAAATTAGGCGACCCAAAGCATAATAAGAAAGCATGGGCAAGATGGCTCAACGACCCAGACAACAAATTTTTTAGAACAGGCGGTGGAAATATATAATGGCAATATCTACTTACGCAGAACTTAAAACATCAATAGCTAATTTTTTAGCACGAGATGATTTAACAAATGAAATAGATGATTTTATTGATTTAGCTGAAAGTCGTATATCTCGTGAATTAGAAACACGTTCACAAGATACACGAACAACACTGACAACTACAGCAGATAATGCTTATGTGTCTTTGCCAAGCGATATGCGTACTATTCGTAATGTTAAAGTTATGAACAATCCAAGAATTACATTAAGGTATTTATCACCCCTACAAGTTAAAAAAGAATATTCGACAACAGGCACAGGCTGTCCTAAAGTTTATAGCGTTATTGGTGATAATTTATTTTTAGCACCTATACCTGACGCAACATACAACATAGAACTAACCTATAAAGCCTCTGTAAGCTCTCTCAGCGACAGTAACACTACAAATACTATATTGACACGCTATCCTGATTTATACCTCTATACGAGCTTATTTCACGCTTATACGTTTTTGTTAGACGAACAAAGAGCAACACAATATGAAGCATTAATACAAACTATATTACAACAAATCAGAGTAGATGATGAAAAAGGTAGCTATGGTGTTGGTTTAGAAATGCGAAGTGTATATGGAGAATAAATAATGGCAATGAATACACCTTTTGGCGAATGGTTGCCTGACCAGCCTGATAACACTAGCGGAGTGACAACTGCAAAAAATGTTATTCCTGCTGCACGAGGTTATCGTGGCTTACAAGATTTATCGCAATACAGTAATGCTGCCGACAATAGACTAAGAGGTATCTTTGCTGCTAAAGACGATAGCGGTGATCCTAAGATATTTGCAGGTGACGTAACAAAACTATATGAGTTTACTAAATCTAACTCTAATTTAACAAATATATCTAAAGCAGGTAATTACACATCATTAGGTGATGAAGATATATGGAAGTTTATAGACTTTAGTGGTTTTGTTATAGGTGCATCAGGACACAATAATATATTGCAAGTATATGATAATGGCACAAGTTCTTTATTTGCTGATATATCTGGTAGCCCTGCTGCTAAACATATAGCAGTTGTTGGTGACTTTGTATTTACTGGCAATGTTAAATATGGCGGTACAGCTTATCCTAATCGTGTGTATTTTTCTTCTCTAGCGTCACACACTGGTTGGACAATAGGTACAGACCAATCTGATATACAAGATATATTTGATATGGGTGATATAACAGGTATCGTTGGTGGTGAATATGCAACTATACTTTGCGAAAGAGGTATTGTGCGTGGTTCGTATGTGGGTACACCTCTTATATTCCAATTTGACAAAGTGCAAACAGGGTTTGGTTGTAACTATCCTAACTCAGTAGCAAATGTTGGCGAAACAGTATTTTATTTATCAGATGATGGTTTTTATCAGTTTGACGGACAAAGAAGTACACCAATAGGTGCAGAAAAAGTAAATCGTTTTTTCTTTGATGATTTTACTATACGAAACAAAGGCAGAATATCTACTGCTGTTGACCCTACAGAACAAATAGTTGTGTGGTCATATACATCAGGTAGTTCTAATGATGATACGCCTGATAGATTATTAATATATAATTATGCGTTACAAAGATGGTCGTATGCAGAATTAGATTGTGAACTTATATCACCATTCATGACTATTAATTATACACTAGAAGAATTAGACGCTATTAGCACATCACTTGATGGCTTACCTGCATCACTTGACTCATCAATATATATAGGTGGTCAATTTATATTTGGTGGTGCTAAAGATAAAAAGTTACACACCTTTAGTGGTATAAATAAAGAAGCACTAATAGAAACTGCTGATTTAGATACATCTAATGGTCGAGCAAGTGTTATAACCAATGTTATACCTTATGTAGAAATAGTAGATGGTACAACACCTAGTATTACCGCACAAGTATCGTCAAGACTTAGACAAGTAGATCAAGATAGTTTTGGTACAGCAAGTTCATTAAATGATGATGGATATTGCAATGTTAGGTCAAATCAAGGTAGGTATCATAAAATAAGATTAAATGTATCAGGCACTTGGAAGTATATTCAAGGTGTCGAAATAGAGGCAAAAACAACAGGTAAAAGATAATGGCTGACAACCAGTATAAACGATTAGCTCATCAAGGTGGCAACCCTAGACAAGTTGCCGAAGTTGTTAATCGTATATTAGACGGAGGAATAAACTCTACTGGTAGTGTTACACTGCAAACCTCCTCTGCTACGACAACAGTAAATGATGTTCGTGCAGGAGAAAATAGCGTTATAACTTTTATGCCTAAGTCTGCAAACGCTGCTGCAGAACTAACAGCATTATTTATATCAGCTAGAACAAACGGCTCTTTTACGATTACGCATAATAATAGTGGAACATCAAGACAATATGAATACATCATCATTGGATAAACAATCGTGGCTAAAGTCACGAAAGTATATTTTAGACGCATTAAAAAGAGGTATTGATTCTCATAGCGAAAAAGATGTATTCTATGCAATAGCACGAGGTGATGCACAACTTTGGACTGGTCAAAAGAGTGCTTGTGTTACGGAGATAGTAACATACCCTAACTTTAAATCTATACGATTTTGGTTAGCAGGTGGTGATTTAGAAGAATTAAAAGAAATGGAACAACCTATTTGCGAATGGGCAAAATCTATTGGTTGTAAAAACGCACAAATAATTGGTCGCAAAGGGTGGTCAAGAATGAAAGATAAAGACAGAGCTTATGAAGAAGTAGGCACAATATCAATGAGGAGTATATAATGAGTATAGGACAGGATGAAGTAGTACCACAAACTACAACTGTAAATCCCCCTGCTTATGCAGCACCATTCTTAGCGTATGGAGCGAATGAAGCACAGAGATTATACAATACTGGTGGTGGTTTTAATTATTTTCCAGAAAATACAGTAGCAGGTTTTAGTCCAGAACAACAAATGGCTATGAACTTGCAAACGAATAGAGCATTATCTGGTAGTCCATTAACAAGAGAGGCACAAGACCTTTCATTAAATACATTGCGTGGTGATTTTTTATCAGGCAATAATCCTTATTTTAGACAAGCTGTATTAGACCCAATCACACAAGATGTTCAAAGTTATTTTAGTCGTGCTGGTCGTTTAGGCTCTGGTGCTAATCAAGATGTATTAGCTCGTTCACTTGCAACCCCACTTATGCAAAATTATGAAACTGAAAGAGCAAGACAAAATGCTATGATTGGTGCAGCACCATCAATAGCTAGAGCTGATTTACAAGATTATGCAGATTTAGCTAGAGTAGGTGCAATGCGTCAAGACCAAGCACAAAGACAAATTGCAGCAAACATGGACAGATTTAACTTCTTACAAGCTGCACCAGCACAAAACTTAAATCAATTCTTAGGTCAAGTTGGAACAGCAGCAGGTGGTTATAAATCACAAACTTCTCCATATGTTACTAATCCATTAAATCAAACTTTAGGTACTATTGGTAATGTAAT